AAGCTAAGCTGGCATCCGTCACACTCATGATAGATACTGGAGAAAACATTTCCATATAACTACGTGACTTCAATGTTATGTACTCTTGAAGAGCTTTAGGCTTCTGTAATCTAAACCCTTCTTCGCAATCCCTATAAATTTCGGAATAGCTTGGAGGATATTCAATAGATTTTGACATATACGCCAAAAATTAATATTTATGCAAACTGAGGGTCATCAATTTGGCTTAAAGCCTTTTCTTTTTAATATTTTTCTTTTAACCTCTAACTTATTCCAGAGGTAGGCTTAGGATACGTCAATCCCTACCAGAATTTTACTCCTGGAGGGGCTGAATCCTTATCTCATTCCATATGGTGAGTATCAGATATCATAGCTTGTAAGTAACTACTTCATCATTGGCTTCTTTTCGGATATCTTACTCCGTGTGCTTAGCGACTGCCAATCGTACATTTCTGTACCGCCATCTCCGCTTGCTTTAGCGCACCTACCCCAAGTGGGCTTTAAGGAACGTCCCTGGCGTTGATTAGTCATCGCCGATCCCTGGCTGTTTCACAGGGGACTTTTACCGTTCCCGATCCTGTTTCAGTCATCTACACTATCTCGATTGCTAATGCCGAGCTTTCGTATCATACCGTGTTTTATTTACTTGTTGCACCCCTGTGATAAACAGGCAAAGGTAATGCCCAACAAAAAAAGAGAACCACATCCCCAAAGACCAACCGGGACATGGCTCTCTATAGTTATTGTCGTTACGACAAATGAGATTTCCTTTCATTTACGCAGTGGTTGGTAACCGCTTCGTTTTCTAAAGCGATGCAAAGATACAAACTTTTTTTGGTTTGCCAAATCTTTTTTGAACTATTTTTTATTTTTTGCTTAAAAATCTTTTTCTTATCAAAAATAAATATCTTACGTTTCTTATGAGCGGTTAGTTTTATTTAGCTTCGGAATTACTTTCATTAATTAAAATGATTTTTACTATAATTTTAGTACGTATTTTATAAACTTGTTCAAAAATTATTTTTTATATGCAAAGATATTATCTTTTCACGCTCATTCTTTTTGCCATTTGATTTTTGTTTCGTACATTTGCACTACTCAATTGATGAAGGGGGGTTCCCCAGTTCTACATTTAGAACTCAATTAAATGATTCAAGTTCGAAAAAGAGATGGCCAACTCGTCCGATTTGACCTCTCGAAAATTGAGACAGCCATTAAAAAATGTCTCAACACCGTTTATCCTGCTGTCAATATCAATTCAAAGGCAGCACAGTTTGCAAACAATGTTTTTTGCCTATCCATCACAAGAGCTTTAGGGAAGTCGGTCTACTACGAGTTGGGCGATGAGCGTTTACTTGCTCTTATTGATGAATCTGATTTCATTCTTGATATCGAACAGATTCAAGACACAGTTGTTCAGGTTCTGGCAGGTGCTGGCGAAATCCGTGCAGTAATTCATTATTGCGAATACCGCTACCAGCGTCAGGTTGAGCGTGAGAAAAAGGTCGCAAAGGTTTATGAGGACAAATTGATGGCCAAGAATGTTGCCAACCAGAATGCGAATGTCGATGAATTTAGTGCTGGTGGCCGCTCAGGTGAAGCTGGTGACGTTTACATGAGGCGATATGCCTTGGAGCATCTTATGTCAGATATGGCTCGTAGAAATCACGTAGGTGGTTGGATTTACATCCATGATCTGAATAAGTTCGCTCTTAAAATGCCTAATTGTCTTACAATGCCATTCGATGATTTGTTTGCTAACGGCTTTAGTGCTCGCCAGGCTGATGTAAGACCTGCAGGTAGCCTGAATACCGCATTCCAACTTTTGGCCGTTATCTTCCAGCTTCAATCCCTGGAACAGTTCGGCGGCGTAAGTGCAAGCCACCTCGATTGGACAATGGTACCTTATTTCCGCAAATCATTTATGAAGCACTATATTGTTGCTTGGATTAAGGACACTAAGGAATTTAACTTAATCAATCTCATTACGCTTTTGTCTGAAACATACGAAGATGAAGTTGGTATTGTGCGAAGCAAATTGGATGACTGGATTGAGGCAAACAAGCAATGGTTCTTCAAAGCAACAGACTTAAAAGAGGAAGACTTTAGACTTGATAACCGCCAAGGGTTGTATGATAAGTACTATCAGTCTGCCTTGTATGATACTATTATTGAACTGCGCCAGTCTGTTGAAGGAATGTATCACAATTTGAACACACTACAAAGCAGATCCGGCAACCAGCTTCCATTCACAAGTATCAATTATGGTACTTGCTTAACTGAAGAGGGTAGGTTGGTTGCCCGTGCTCTTCTCCTTGGTTCACTCAATGGCATGGGCTTCCATCACAACACCCCAATCTTCCCATGCTCAATCTTCCAGTACAAGCGTGGTATTAATGACAAGCCAGGAACACCAAACTATGACTTGAAGCTCCTGGCCCTACGCTCTACAGCCCAGCGATTGAATCCAAACTTTGCCAACTGCGACTGGAGTGGCAACGAGGGTTATGACCCAAATGACCCACGAACAATATTTAGCACGATGGGTTGCCGTACAGCTAACGGCTTCGATATCAATGGTTTAGGACAATTAAAAGATGGACGTGGCAACATCTGTCCAGTTACTATCATCATGCCTAAGATTGCAATGGAATCGCACCGAGATACCGAAGAGTTTATGAAGTTACTTGATGTCAAAATCCACGAGGCCAAGGATATGCTTATTGAACGCTTTGAATGGATTTGCTCTCAAGACACCAAATCGGCACCATTCATGTGGACTAATCATACAATGGCTGGATATGTACCAGAGGAAGGGCCACGCTCTGCCTTGAAGCACGGAACACTTGCTATCGGTCAGATTGCCTTGGCAGAAACTCTCCAGCTTCTTATTGGAACAGACCATACCACACCAGAGGGCATGGAATTGGCCAAGAGAATTGAACAGCTATTCAGCGACCGTTGTAAGGAGTTCAAGCAGAAGTACAAGTTGAACTTTGGTGTTTACTACACCCCAGCTGAAAATCTCTGCTACACAGCTATGAAGAAATTCCGTGAGGAGTATGGTGTCATCCCGAATGTTTCTGACCGAGATTACTTCACCAATTCTATCCATGTACCTGTTTGGAAGGAAATGACTCCATTCGAGAAGATCGATATCGAATCACAGCTTACTGGCTATTCTTCTGCTGGCTGTATTACTTATGTGGAGCTTCCAAGCACTACTAAGCACAATATTCCAGCACTGGAATCAATCGTTGACTATGCGATGGCTAAAGATCTACCTTACTTCGCCGTCAACACACCAGTTGACAACTGCTTAGATTGTGGTTATCAAGATGAGATTAATGATGTCTGCCCAGTATGTGGAAGCAGAAACATAAGACATCTGCGCCGAGTAACTGGATATCCATCAACAGACTATCATAATTTCAATCTAGGGAAGCAGAAAGAGGTTGAGGATCGTGTTAAACATATCAAGGAGTACTAATGCGATTTCAAAACATATCAAGTTGCGATGTAAATAATGGCGAGGGTGTCCGTGTTACCTTATGGGTGCAAGGATGCTCTCATCATTGCCCAGGTTGCCACAATTCGAAGTCATGGGACTTTACTGGTGGCCGAGAGTTTACTGAAGAAGATAAAGCCTACTTGTTCAATGAGCTTGACAAGCCGTATATTCAAGGTATCACATTCTGCGGCGGCGAACCTCTTGATTCTTATGATGATGTTATTCAGCTGATTGATGAGATTCGAGTAAAACTGCCAGAAAAAGATATATGGCTCTATACGGGTTATACTAAAGAACAATTGGAACAGTCTGATAAGAAAGATGTACTTAAAAAAATAGACGTGATGGTTGACGGAGAGTTCAAAATCGAGCAAAGAGATATCACCTTGCCGTTCAGAGGCTCACGAAATCAGCGCATTTTTAAGTTTGTAAATCGTTAGGTCATAGCGACTTAACAACTATTTTGAAACCAATCACACATATTTGTTCAAAAATCTTTTGAAATATGCGTGATTTTTTTTATCTTTGCACTCGCAACAAAGAAAAAGACCAATCAATACACTAATATATGTTACAGTGCCACGGTAAGATTCGAGTTGCCGATGGAATACTGTTCGATCGTGAACTTAGAGATTCTCTTAGTAAACTTCAAGATGGCAATGATGGCGAATATGTTTTCGTTGTTGTCGACAAGAACAAAAAGAAATCCCTGGGTAGCCTTAGACACCTGTTTCTTGTGTTGAAGGTCATATCAGACGGTCTTGCAGACCATCCAACACCCGACCAGTTGTACAGATACTTTTCGGACATTTTTGCTCCTGTCCACAAATGTACAATAGCTGGCGAGACGTATGAATACTACGATCTCAAAAAGGAGCGCCAAGTTGATTTAGGGGTAATCGTAGCCAAGATTATCCAGTACGCCGAGAAGAAATGGGGTATCAAGGTTCCTACAATGACAGACCTTGGTCAACCAGAAAACTCTGAGTTGTACGCCACCGCCTACGCCAATCAGTGGGATGAGTGGAGCCAGTTTCTTAACACTCAACAAAATAAATAGAGATGAGTGAAGAAATGGACGTCAAAGACATTAACGTCTTTGACTTGTTTCAGTCGGTAGCTGAAACATATGAACAGGCCGAAGAAAAGGCCAAGTCTGAACAGGGTCGACCACAAGTTGACCGATTCCAAATGAAGGAAGACGGTACCTATGCCGTTCGTATCCTGCCAATCGTTCCAACCTTCGACAAAGAAGAAAACAGATGGAAACTCGACCGCCCTGGTTATGAGTATCCTGTTCGTCAGATGTTTATCGACATCGAGGTTCCTGGAAAGAAGGGTGGCAAACCAAAGACAATTAACATCCCAGTAATTCGTATTGATGACCCAGCTCTGGGCGATTATCAGTTCTCTGTTGACTTGATTCAGACCTACGCTAAGGTTGCTAAGGACAAGTATGCTGATGATGAAGCAATCGTTAAGCTGATCAACGCTGGTAGCTTCGAGCACGGTTTGAAGTGGGGTAGCTATCGCCCAATGTACGTCCTTGATGATTCTGAGCGTGACAAGGGTCCAAAGTTGTTCCAGGCTTCTTACAGCCAGTACAAGGACTTGAACGATGCTCGTATGCGTCTGTGGGAGAAGTTCTTGAAGAAGGATAAGAAGGTTGGTTGCCCAATTTCATCTATCAATGATGCTTACTTGGTTGAAATCACCCGTACTACCGAGAACAAGAACACCAAGTACAAGTTCGAAATCGACCTTGCTGATGGTAAGGATGAATTGACTGAGGCAGAATTGAAGAAGCTGATGGATATGCCATCTCTTCCAGAACAGCTGTATCGATTCACACGCTACCAGTTGGAGGCAGAGGTTGAATTCTTGAAGCAGTATGACAAGCGCCATGAACTTGACGTTATGTCTGAGCCAGAGGTTCTGGAAGCGATCGAGACTATTAAGGGCGAGCTTCCTAAGGATGACACATCACACTTCTCTCTTGACAGCAAGGAAGAGGGTGAAGGTGATAAGAAAGCTGCTGACAAGGGTGCTCTGACATTCGATGAACTTGATGAGCGTTACAACCAGCTTGTTGACGATGGCCTTGATGACAATTCAGACGAAGGCAACGAGCTTCGTGAGGATATCCGCAAGTTTATCGAGGATAATAACCTTAACGTCAAGGTTTCTCATCGCAAGAAGACTCAGGACTTGCTCGATGACATCTACAATGCTCTCAACGACCAGGCAACAGCACCTTCTAACGCAAAGAAGGTTGAGGATAAGCCAGCCGAAGAGAACAACAAACCAAAGGTTGAAGAGCAGGTTGAGGAACAG